TTCCAAAATCATCAGGATTATTTACAAAATTATATAAATCATTATTTAATTGATCTGCTATTGCTAATTTTTTTTCACTTTCATATTTAACTAATTGATTGTTATATACATTTAAATGACCTTTCATAAATGATTCAGCATTAGAAATTATTTGTCCTCTTTCATCTTTAGTTGTATTTACTAAAGTAGCTTTACCATCAAGCATATCTATTTGAGGACTTTTCATATATTCTTCATTTAACATTTTTCCAATTTTTAAATTTAATTCTTTTATTTTATCATTACCTATTTGATAATCTCCACCCATTTCAGTTATTTCTAACATCGTAGTATCAATTATATTTTTAACTTTTGTATTTACTCTTAACTGTTCAAAAGAAATTTGCATTGTTCTTAAAAATTCTTGTGGTGTAAGCATAGCATTTCTATCTTCAGGATATGCTGCATTATAAACTTCTAAATGACTTTTATACATTTCTGAAACTTTAGGTAACCAAACATTTTTATGATAATCATCTATGTTATTTGTAAAAGTAGAATCTTTTTTAAGTTCAGGATCTCCTTGACTTACAGTAGCTAAATCAAACAAATCTTCTAAAGTTTCTTCATTATGCGTTCTTACTCTTTCTTCTTGTAATTTCATAGCATCATCATGATCTTGTTTAATTCTATTAGCAAATATTGTTTCACCTTTTCTAATAGCTTTTCCTGAAATCATGCTTTTAGTCCAAGACTTATATCTTGTAGGAGCTTCATTTACTAAAGATTCAATATAACTATCAGTTGATGTTGTAAAAGTTTTTGGATCGTTAAAATGTTCTCTTGCTTTTGCATTAATAAATTTAGATGTTTTTATTTCTAAATCAGCTTTATATTTTGCTTCTTCTAATGACGCTTGACGTTTAGCAAAAAAATCTAATTTTTCTGTTGCAACTTTTGCAATAGTAGAAACTGGATCACCAGCATAAGCTGGTACTACACCCATTCTATTTGCTACTGAAGAAGCAGTAGTTGTTACTTGTCTTTTACCTGTTGTTAATGCCATATTATTCTATTTCTTTTTTACTTCCACCATCTCCATAATAATCATATTGAGCATACCCTGTAGTAAGCTCACCAATAGCAGAAACATATCCACCAAATACTAAATCATTTTCTTTATATTTATTTTCATACAACATAGATGTATATTTATTTTGTATATTTTTTCCCATTAATCTAATATTACTAATATCTTTATTTGCTTTATTTTTAGCTTGTTCATTTATATTTAAAAAACTTCTACTATCATCAGAATATCCACTTATAGATTGCCATGCTAAATTTTGAGCAATAGTATCATTTAACATTTCTTTTCTAGCATTTTCTTCTTCTAATGCTTGTACAGCAGCTAGTTTTTTTTCTGTTTCTAATCTATAATTTTCTCTTGCTAATGCTCTTCTTTGTGATTGCACACTAGCAACAGTACCTACTGCACTTACTATTGCAGCAGCTGCAAACATTGTTGATGCATTAGCACTCATGCGAACTGTAACTCCATAGCTATTCCTAATACCTTTAATGGTAAAGGATCGTTTTGGCTAATAGTAATTGTAGGATTTTTACTATAACCTAAAAAATTAAATTCTTTTTTATCTGTAACTGGACTAATGTCTGTACCAGCAGTAAAACCAGCTTGTTGTATTACTAACTCTTTTGAATTTAAATCTTGTGCTTTCATAGTTATATCTAAACCACCAGATATATCTACAATAGCTTTATTAACTCGTCTAGGCTGTCCTGTTAATGGGCCTGTATCTATTTCTTTATCTATTGGCATTGTTTCTAATATAGGAGTAAAATTAAATCCTACTCTAGTTCCAGTTGGAAAAGGAGCAGAAGTTAATGTTATTCTATTATTACTATCTACTGTAAATTCACCTAAAGATCCATTACCATATACTGCAAATACTTTATCTGTGTTTTCATAAATTGCATTTACTGTATGAACAAATCCTTCTACAATAGTTATTACAGCATTATTACTAGGAGAAACTGCTAAGTTTTGATCTAATGTTAAATCATATCCAGCAGCAGTTTGTGTTACAGCAGTAATAGTATATTTAGTTGCATTACCAGCAATAGTAAAAGTTTCTTGTATAGCTGGTGCAGAACTAAATCCATCTACGGATAATGTGTTTCCTGTTTGACTAGCACCATTTACTAATGGTGTTCCTTTTTGAAATACAGTAGTAGTTGTAGAACAATCAAGAGTTATAGAATCATCATTAGCATATCTTTCTAAAAAATATTTTGTACCAGAAGGTACTATTCTTTTTACTATAACAAATAATTGATCATTTAATGCAGCTATACTATGATATTTATCTCCAGTTTGTGTTTCCCACATAGTCCAACCAGCTATTTTTTCATCACGAATAGAATGAAATACAGCTAATTTACCATTATCATTAGTTCCACTATTTAAAAAAAAAGCAAATTGTTCTGGTTTAGTTTCATTACCTGTCATCATAGATAATTGTTTTGGTGTATCTATTAAATGAGAAGCTAATACAGATACACTTGTAGATCTATATGCTTGTTCAACATCTGAAAATACATATTCTCTAATTGCTTTACCATTTTTTTGACTAAACAAAGAAGCTCCATCAAAAGGTATTGGTGCAGCTCTATTGCAGCCATAAGGTGTTTGTCTAAGAAATGCTATACTTGTAGGAGTAATTGCAGCAGATTGTGATGATACAGGTACATAATACTCACCACTGTCAGTAAATATTTGTAAGTTACGAGAAGATACAAAATGTCTTATTTCATTTACTGTATCACTTGCAATAGCTACATTAATACCTTCATTAGCTAAACCAGTTCCTAAATCAAAATTAAAGTAACCTCCAATTTGACTAGCAATAACAGCAGAAGGTTTATCTCTTACACCTCCAAACCATAATCTATTGTCATGAAATGACACTGCCTGGGGGTAACCTCTTTCAGCAGATATTAATTGTTCTTCCCAATCAGAGTGTGGGCCTGTGCTTACAGTATCTTCTATAACAGTAACAGTTACTTCAGTAGCACTTGTAAATCCTGTTACTTTAACTTGTTTACCATTTACTCGTAAATATGTACCATTATGATTTGATGTAAAAGCATCTGCACTAGCAGTAAGAGTTCTTCCTGTACCAGTTGCATGAGTAGATAATGTAACTGTAATTGATGAATCTGCATATTTATAAAATGGTTGTTCACTTTTATTTACACCACCTACTGTAACTGTATCATCTTCTTCAAAAGCAAATGCAGATACAGTAAATGTAGAAGCACTTGTTCTTTTTATTTCTCTAATAGGATTATTTCTATGCGTTAAAAAAACTGTGTCACCAAACTGTGCAAAATTTAATTCAAATAATTGAGCAGTAGTCCAGTTACAATTAGAAGTTATATTAGATTGTATTACAGCACCAGCATTAGAATAAACATCAAGTCTATTGTTTGATAAAACAAATAAAGCTACTTCATCATTAGAAAATATAAATGGAATTATTCTACATTCTGCTGGCATTGTAGCCATATACTCAGTAGCTGGTCTACGCATTACTCCACCTTCATCTAATAAATACCAATTACGAACTTGTTTACCACCTTCAAAATATGCTTTAGCATCAGTTCTAGCATTAAGAAGATTATTAATTTCTCCAGCTGAAAAATTGGTATATACTTGTCTTACTTTTCTAGGCATTATCCGACTACAAGTCCACTACGACTGCTTCTTCTTTCTGTTATAAATCTATCAGTAGAAAGTGTTTTGGTAGTAGTTTCTTGTGAGTCAGTATTTTTAGCTATTAACATTTGTCTTTCACTCAGTTGATCAAATTCTCTAACTAGAGCTGCGTCTCTTGCTACTGATCCACCAAAAATACTAGCCAATTTATATTCTATTGCTAATCTAAAATGAGGAGGAAACTGATCTTCGCTTTGTCTAAATATATAATCCATTATAACTGTGCTTTGAGATCCAAAACCATCTAAATAAATTTTATCTTCATATCTATTATACTGTATCAATGCATCATTAACTGTAACTGCTAATATTTTTAAACATTCAGGATTAGCTGGTATTTGATATGCATATTCAAATCTACCAGTAGGAGAGTTTGCTAACAAAGATAATTGTTGTTGCCCTGTTGCAAATCTCCAATTATGTCTAGTTAAACTAGATTCAATAATTTCTTCGTATATTGTATTAGTTACGTTAGCTTCTGTTGTTCCATCAGTAAATGAAGCAATAGGATTTGCACCTATCATTACTAATGCTCTTGAAGCTATATCTACTTTTGTTACTGCCATATTAAGCTCTTTGTCTTAACTGTACTCCACCTTCAACATTAGGAATAATAACAGATAAATTTTTACCAGTAATATTAGATATTTTATATTTCTTTGCTAAATTCATTACTGTATCTTTAAATTCTTTACTTCTTGCTTTTGGATCACTTGAATCTAAAATACTATCTAATACTGCTAATTGTGTTCTAACATCATCTATTTCTTTTTCAGATAATTGTTTTGCACTAAATACAGCATTAGCATTTTTATCTCTATAAGTTGTAGAAAATCTACCATCACTCATTCTTGTAACATTATATTCTTGTTCTGGTTTTGTATTGGATTTTGTTAATGATGCTGTTAATGCAGCAGTTCCCATAGCAGCTAAAGCTCCTACACCAAAACCTATAACTTCATCTTTATCATCACCTACTAAATTTGTTGCTGCTTTTTTTGCAGATCCTATTGGATCATCTTTTATTTTTTTAGCAGTTTTAACAGTTTTATCACTTACATTTTTTGCAATATTTACAGCTTTACCACTTACTTTTGTTGCAGTTTGTCCAGCAGCTCCAGCCATAACATTTGGAATTGCATCTACACCTTTAATATTTCCTCTTATATTTTTTCCACTTGGATCTTTTATTTTTTGTGCATCTTTTAAGATATTTTCTTTAGCACTTTTTTTTACTTTTTTACCTTGAGATTCTAAATCTTTTTTTTTCTTTTTTGCAACATTAATAGCTTTGCCTACTATTTTTTTACCTACACCTATTGCTGCACTTATTGCCATAATTTCTCCTATTTGACTAGAGGGGGATAAACCCCCTCATAGCTGTTAATCTCCTTATGCAAGAGCTACTGTTGTTACAGTAGTTGCACCTGTTTCAGAAGTAACTGTAATTGTGTCCATTTCGTGAGTACCACCTACACCGATTGAACAAAGGATAACATCACCTTTGCTTAATTCTTTGTAAGCAGAATTGAAATAACCTGAAGCTACAACAGTTGCTTTAGCATCACCATCAGTATAAAACCATAGTGAGTTTCCAGCACCCATTCCAGCAATTTTCTTAATCGGATTTGAAGTTGCGTATGCCATTATTTATCTCCTATTCCGCACACTTCTGTACTCTAATACCATTAGTATCAATTAGAATTGATCCCATGGATAGGTAAGAAGTCATTAAGTGAGATACCTTTTCAGGTATATAGTTTACTTCAGTTCTAACTTCAGATCCTACACCTAGACCCATTGATGACTTGTGCCATGCAATAGTGTGTCTATCAGTAGAGCCAGATGAATCTAGACCAGAATGAACAAATACTAAGAAACCTAAGAATTTTTTCGCTGTGTAATTCATACCAGAGAAAGGTAATTCGTTAGATCCAATGTATTCCATTCTTGACCATTGATCATCATCAAGTAAGTTAGACCATTGGTTAGGGCCGATTGCCCAGTATCTTGAGCCATCATCAGGAACATCATTAGTTCCGAAAAGCGCTTGCATTTCTTGGAACTTATCTACGTTCATGTCAGTTGCTACAGTACCACCTTGTGCACCAGCATTATTAGCTAGTGTAGTAGCAGAACTCATAGCATCTGTAATGATTGAATCAGTTTTACGACCAAGAGCATATGCTGCATTATTTGCAACAACTGATCTTTCGTCAATATTGGTTTTAAGCTCGTCTAGTTTGTCTACGTAATCAGACGCATAGAAATCAGCTAGAGTTGCAGTTACATTTGTGTGAGAAATGTTCATAGCAACTACTTCTGCGTGTCTTGCTTTGCTTGTAGCTTCACCTGTTCCAACTTTTTGGAATTTTACAGATTCGCCACTTACTCCGTTTACAGTACGCACTAGGCTTTTTAGCTTACTACCCATTCTTTGATATGCCATATGCACTTCAGCTTCGAACTGAGTGATAAAAGCATTAGTAATAGAAGCAGACATTTTAACCTCCGTATGCTTGTTAAGTTTACCTAGATTGTCTCAGAGGAGTTTGATATGTTATCTTTACAGGCATATCTAGGGCCTTAGAGGTCTATTTATTCTTTACTGACATTTTTTTTAATATTTTTCAACTCACAAATATTAACAACATTTTCTTTAGGAATGACACAAGTATCACCAATATCTGTATCATTATATGTCATATACAAAATTAATACGTCATCATCATCTTTTAACACATATCCTTCACTATAATTTATAGCTGGTTTTAATTTTTTACCTTCAATAGGATCTAGCCATTCAGCAAAAGATTGTGCGTCACGCCAAGTAGCTTTAACTCGCCTTCTGATTTCCGTAGTACTTTTCATATAAGTTACTTACTTTATTAATATAAGCTTGATCTCTATCTCCATCTTTCCAATATCTAGGATCTTTCATCATAGATCTAAGATCATCTAAACTAGGAGCAGCATCAATAGCTGTTTCTGTTTGTGGTATTGGTGCATCTTTATTAAGTTTCATTATTTCTTCTAATGCTTTTACACCTTTAGCTGTGCTAGCAAATTCAGATATAGCATCATAAGAATCAGTAGATAAATTTTTTTTACTCCATAAATCAGCAGCTTCTATTCTTGCATTTGCATTTTCACCTAATAATTGTTTTTCATTATCAAGATCAGGTAAACTTCCTATCTCATTATTAACAAATGCTTCTATACCTGTATTAAATTGATCTTGAGATAAACCAGCTTCTTTTGCTGTTTTTTGCCACCATTGTAATAAAGGCATTTCAGGATCAATATCCATTTGTACATTTTCTGGTATCTCAGGCATACTAATTTCATAATTTTCAGGAACTTTGGCTTTTGCTTCATTAGCTATATCTTCTCTAATTTGTTTAGATAAATCTTCTGTTCTTGATCCTAATTTTTTTTCTAATGAATTATAACTACTAGATAATTCTTCTATATTAATTTCATTGGTATCTTTGTTCCAAAATTTATCTTGAACAAAGTCTGGTTTAGAACTTTCTTCTGTTTGTTCTGTTTGTGTAACTACTTCTTCTTCCATTCTTTACCTCGCTTAATTCTATTTTTAATTTGTTGCAGCATAAATCGTTGTCCTTCTAAATGCCATAATACTCTACTATCAGCAGTAGGATTTACTGTAGTATTCATAACAATACTATCAAAGTATTCCAATATTTTTTTACCATCAGGATCAGAAAAAACTGCAGCGAATATTTGATCTATTTCGCTAGTATCTTTTTTATTGTCCTTGTGGCGATTGACTAGGGATTCCCAACTCATTTTGTGCCATATTAGACTGTTGTGCCATGTTTTGCAACTCTTGTATCATTTGTTGTTGCTCTTGTGGATCTCTTATTAATTTTTCTGGTAAACCTAATTTTTCTGCTAAATATCTAGCTACTTCATCTTGTTTAACAATCATATTAAGAATTTGTGGGCCAAATGTTTGAGCTAATATTGCATTAAAATTATTAACTACTGCAACATCTTGTTGATGTTGAGCCTGAGCTAATGGCGATTGAGATATAATAGTTACTTCTCTGTTATCAATTTTTGGTATTTCAATTCTACCTTGTTTAGATAATATTCTAATTACTCTACGAAGTAATGGTGTTACAAATTCTGATTGTAGTCTACCAAATGATGATCCAATCTGTCTTGATAAATCTGCCATTCTTTCAGATACTTCAGTAGCAGACATTGGTGTACCTTCTGGTCTACCAAGTGTTTCCATGTATAATGCTTTCTTAATATTTTGACGCATATCAGAAAGTATTAACTGTGCTACATCAAATCTTCCAGCACCAGCTAAAGGTGTAAGACCTCTACTATTTGGAGCTACAGGAATTAAAGCACCTGGCACAAGATTTATATTATCAGGATTAACAACACCATCATCTTCATAAGTATATATTCCACTAATATTCATTTGTGCATTTTGTAATATTAGTTCTACTGTAAGATTAGTTGTTTTAATTGCAGCCATGCTATTAAATACAGGCCCTCTTCCATAAACTTCTCCTGATCCTTTATTCCATCTAAATACAATATAAGGATTACTACCAACTCCATCTAATTCTTTTTCAAAAATTATTTCTTCCTCATTCATACAAGCAACACAATATTTGTATTTTTCTGTGTTTGCTTCATCGTAAATTTTGTAAACACCTTCTACAATATTTGCTTTTTTAGTTTCATTATTTTCAATAGCTTTTAACATCTTTTCAGACATTTCTGCTTTAGGATAAGCAGTCATCAATTGATTGTAAGCTATTTGTCTTTTTCTAAATACTGTATCTACTCTATTATCTGGCCCATTGTTTAACATAACTTTAGGCAAAGGTATTGCTGTAAACTTAATAGGATTTAATGCATCACCTTCTTCTACTAACATTACACCAGTGCCAATAGCACAATCCATAAATGCTTCATGTACTTCTTGATTAAAATTAGATCCAGCTAATATCTCAAAAACATATTTAGTTATTTCATCTAATGCTTCATTAACTGCTGGTCTTTGATCTTCTGGTATATCAGTACCAGCTTCAAAGTTTGCCCATCTACCATAAGTAGGAACTATACCAGCTTGTAATCTACTAGCAAATTCTTGAATACCTACTACTGCAGTTTCATCAAATATTTTATCAGTACGTCTTTCTCCTACTGTTTCTTCATAAAAAGATTCTCTTGAAGGCATTGTGTATTCATATGCTTCTTCATATTTATCTTTCCAATGATCAAAGATTGTTTCTGCGTCTTGATACTTTTTAAAAAAATTTTTAAATTTATTATCAGTATATCCTGATGAAATATTTTTTTCTGCTACTGGTATAAATGCCATTACTGCATTGCTCCTTTTATTAGTTTTGTTGTTCCACTAAAAAATTGTCTTTTACCTTTTAATGCTGCTTGATTTCTTGCAATAGCTTGTTTTCTTAAATTAGCAGCTTCAACTGCTGCAGATTCACTAGCTTCTGCTTGTGCTTTAGTATCTTGTATTTTTGCATCAGAAGTATCTCTATTACTTTTAGCTGCATAAGAAGTAGATGATGTTTCTCTAATTAAACCACCTTGATTAAAACTATTTACATAATTATCATATGATGCTTTTCTTGCTTCTTGAGCACCTAAACCTAATACAGTTGAAACAGGAAAAGGAGCTAATACTGACAAAGGAAGCAAAGCCATCATTTTTAATTTTTTTTGTGATTCAAACATTTGTTTTGAAATAGGTATTTGACCCATAATAGTATTTTCACCACTACCCATAGAAGTACCCATCATTCCAGTACTTGATATTATTTGATTACCTACAACATTTTGAAAACTATCTTTTTCAGGATTGTATGTTCCCATTCCAGCTTCTGCCATTCTTTTTTTAGCTGCTGTTGATGCTGCTTCACCATACATTTGAGGATTACTAATTTTTCCACCTGTTTTAGGATCTCTTGTTGCAACATATCCCATGTTTGGGCCACCAATACCACCTACTGCAGTTAAACCAATATCTTTTTTTACTTGCTTAACAATTTGATTAGTTTGATTATTGTTATTATTATTGTTACTTCCACCACCTCCTCCACCAGAAGATGAACTTGTACTTGTTTTACCACCCATTAGTTTTCCTTGCCTTCATAAAAAAATCCTTTGCCACCAGCTCTAGAAAATAATGATCTCATACCAACCATACCTTTTGCTTTTCTTCTTTTTAATTTTTTATCTTTTTTTTCTAATTTTTCTTGTTCTAGTAATTCTTCTTTTCTTCTATTTTCAATATCTTCTCTAATTGCTTTATCTGCAGCACTTTCTTCATACTTTGGTTTTCTAAATGCACCCATAGTTATAAGTCTATTTCACACATTCCATTTTTTTTCAACGCACAATATAGCTGATTAGGTGTAAATATCCAAAACCTAGACCAGCCTATCATTCTTTGTACATAACTAACGCAGCTATGTTCTTTTATCCAAGATCCCATAATTGTTGGAAAACTAGGAATAGTGTCTTGGACAGGTACTTTTAATATATGTCCATTTTTTATTTGTATTAATCTAAATATTTTATCTACTTCTTGTTCATTAAGTATTTCTATGTTTAATTTACCAAACAAAAATTCTGCTATTATCCATATTTTTTTTTCAGGATCATAGCTCATTACTCCACAATGTTTAAAACCTTTTTTAAAAAATTTAGTATGTCTATGATAATCTTTATTTTCGTAGAAATATACTAACCATTCATTCTGTTTTGCCATACACTTCTTCTTTTTTTATCACCAAATATACTCCAACCTCTTGTCTTAACAACAGTAGGATTTTTAGCTTTACCAGATATTAATTGTTTACCTTCACCAGCTCCTAATAATAAATACTGTAATGCGTCATGGACATGGGAATATCTATTCTTCATTGGCTTTTCGTCATACCTATCACCTGAAGTCTGCATTCTTCTGTAAAAATAACCACCATTAAATCCTTTTTTAAGATTAATACATCTATGATCTACTAAGAAACCAGCAGATCCTTCTACTAATCTAGCTAATGAAGTTTCAACAGCTTCTATTCTAAGAGCTACATCATTACTATGA